ACAGCGTGGAATGCCGCTAGACAAGCTATTATTGACGATTGGGTTTTAATTCATAATAACAATATTCCACAGTCGTTAATAGATGTAATGCCTATTTTGTGCATAAGAAGTTCTGTTGTACATGTGTTTGAAGACTTTAAATCTCAATACGCTTTTTACACTTAGGTGCTGTGTAATGGACGACCCATTTTTTACCCCGCCTCAGTTGAACGAGTACGTAGACGCGGTAATCGAGCACGCCCAGTCATTGACACCGGTTCAAAGGGCCAGGCTTACTGCTGCTTTTGCGCCGCGATCGTCCGGTAACGAATACGGCGAGGATTTTTCGCTGGCGATCGAGGTCGAAGAAATGCTGAAGATGGCCCGCGCACTGCGCAAGCAGGTGATGGTGGGCAATCAGGTGGCCGATGGGGTTGGGCCGCGCGAGGTCAAGGAAGCAGTGAGCGCCTCCAATACCCTGCTCAACACGCTGCTCAAGGTGCATGAGCAGGTGATGAGCTTCGAGCGCCAGCGGGCTATCGAGAAAGCGGTCACCGAGGCCATCAGCGAGCTGTCGCACGACCACAAGCAGAAGTTTTTCACCCGCCTCTCTGAGCTGCTGGAAGCGGTATGAAGAAGGAAGCAAAGGCATTCTTGCAGCGCCTGCAGGCGCTTTCTGCGCAGACTCGCGATCTGTCCCATGTGGCGGACTGGGTCAGCGAGTACACCATGAGCCCGAAGGACTCGACTACCCCCTGGTCATTCAAGGATCACGAGTACCAGAAGGCGATCCTGAACGAGCGCCGGCCGTACGTGGAGGTCCGGAAATGCTCCCAGGTGGGCCTCTCCGAAATTCAGGTGCGCATGATGCTTGCCATGCTGCACCTGTTTCCCGGCTCGACGGCCATCTACACCCTGCCGACTACCTCGTTCGCCCGCCAGTTCACGCGCACGCGCGTGGATCCGGTGATTGATGCCTCTCCCCTGCTGAAGACCATGGTGCCGTCCAACAACGACAGCTCCGAGCTGAAGCAGATCGGGCACTCCTTTCTATATGTGCGTGGCTCGTTCGGGCAGAAGGCGGCCATCTCGGTGCCGGCGGACTTCCTGTTCCAAGACGAGGTGGACTTCTCCGACCAGGGGGTGTTGAGCACGTTCAACTCCCGTTTGGGTCACGCGGAGGACGGCGGGATCCGGCGCCGATTCTCGACGCCCACGGTCAGCGGCTACGGGATCTCGCTGGGGTTCGAGCGCACCACCAAGAACTGGTACATGGTCCGGTGCCAGACGTGCGAGGACTGGGTCCGCCCCCTGTTCCTCGAAGACGCGGTGCTCCCCGGCTGGGATGACACCCTGCTCAAGCTGGAGAAGGAGGATGTCACCGACTCCAGGTACCGCTTTGAGAAGGCGTTCATCCGCTGTCCGGCCTGCGGCGCCAAGCTGACGCAGGAGAATCTGGCGGATCCGGAGCGCCGTCAGTGGGTGGCCGAGCATCCGGACGCGGAGATCGCCGGCTATCAGGTGCAGCCCTTTGACGTGCCGCGTTACAACACGCCGGCCAAGACCCTGACTTCCCTTCTGGATTACCGGCGCAAGGCGGACTGGGTCAATTTCGAGATGGGCATGCCGTACGAGGACGCGGAGACCTCGTTCGTCAAGGACACCATGAAGGCAAATACCACGATCCAGCCGGTATTGCCGCTGCCCAAGGCTGCCCACGGCTGTGTGCTGGGGATGGATATTGGCAAGACCAGTCACATTATTATCGGTAAGCGGGTCAGTGATTTAGAAATGCGCTTGCTGTACGCCGAAAAAATCAGGCAGACCAGCGACGACTCGCTATATCACCGGGCGTTGGAACTGGCGGACATGTACGGCGTGATTAAAGGAGTGGTTGACGCCGGTCCTGACTTTTCCACGGTGATGAAGCTGATTTCAAGCACATGGCTGCACCGGTTTTTTGCCTGCTACTACGTGAAGAAGGCCAAGACGCCTCTGGCGGACTTGGACGTGAAAGACGAGGAGCAGGTGCTGAACGCGGGCCGTACCGACACCTTTGACCGGGCGGCCAAGCTGGTCAACAGCGGGCGGGTGAAGTTCGCCATGCACGCGGAGTTCGATGAGGTCAAGCAGCACCTGGGAAATCTGAAGCGTGTTTCTACAGTGACTTCTACGGGTGATACCGTCTATTCTTGGGTGAAGACCGACGGGCCCGATCACTACGCGCACGCACTGAACTATTTGTTAATTGCAGATTCGCTGTGTACTCATGATTTTAAGAATATTGCTCTACCCGTATTGCCGATGACCGGGCGCGTTAAAATCAAGACGTTATCCGATCGGGCTGTTATACTCCCGTATGGTTGACCGTTACCTTGTGACGCACACTGGCGCCTACCTCCATGGCTGAACTGGTCGCACCCCCTACTGTGCTGCCGCGCAAGCTGGCCTCCAAGGCGCTTGTGGCAAACCCGGCGTCTCGTTACGAAAAAGACGCCAACATCCCGCGCAATGATTATCTCAGTCAGCACCAGTTAAACGATGTCCGCACGCTGCGGGCACTGAATCGAATTATCGAGGCGCTGCGCAAGCTGGTCGAGGTGGATGGTACCGTCTCGACGGCGGTGTTCAATCTGGTGCAGGTGGCGAATTCAGGTATCACGCTGCGGGCGTTCGAGAGCAACACCCACCAGTTCAGTCAAGAAGGCACGATGCTGGCCCAGAGCGTGGTCGCCTCGTTCGACACGCTGTTCGACTACACCTTGGGCTATGCGGACAAGCCGTCCATGGGGGCAGTGGTCGAGACCATGCTGCGTGAGGCGGCCATCACCGGCAGCGTGGCGGCAGAGCTGGTGCTGAACAAGGCCCGGTTGCCGGATCGGCTGTCGGTGGTGCCGGTCGAGACCATCACGTTCAAGAGCCGTGGCGACGGTACAAAATACCCGGTGCAGCAGCTGACCGGTGACGAAATCAAGCTGGACACCCCGACATTCTGGATCGCCGACTCGCATAAAGACGCGAGCCGGGTCTATGCGCTGCCGATGCTGCAGTCCTCGTTGAACACCACGTTCTATTACGACGAGTTCGTGGAGGACATGCGCCGGTCGCTCAGGCGCTCGGGGCACAGCCGGCTGGTGGTGACACTGAACTCCGAGAAGGTGGTGGCTGCGGCCCCACAAGAGGTTCGGCAAGACCAAGACAAGCTCAAGCAGTGGTTGGAGCTGACTCGGGAGCAGGTTGAGACCGTGGTCAAGGCGCTGGAGCCCGACGATGCGCTGGTCGCCTACGACAGCGTGGAGACCGACACGGTCTCGGCGGCGGGCGAGAAGGCGGACTACCGGGAGCTGCTGCAGACCCTGTCCGGCTTGCTGGCGACCTCACTGAAGACCCACCCCTCGATTCTGGGCCTGCGCTTGACCGGCAGCCAGAGCCTGTCCAACACCGAGTCCCTTGTTTTTCTTAAGGTTGCCGCTGCACTTCAGGTACCTGTCCAGTCGATCCTGTCACGCGCGCTGACGCTGGCGTGCCGGCTATACGGCACCGACGTGTACGTGAAGGTGGAGTTCAACCCCATCAACCTGCGGCCCGAGGACGAGCTGGAAGCATTCAAAACGATGCGCCAGGCTCGTATTCTTGAGCAGCTGTCCCTTGGCTTTATTGATGACGACGAGGCTGCCAGGCAGCTGGGTACGTGGCCGCGCCCGGCGGGCGCTCCACCGTTGATGGGCACGATGTTCCATCAGGGAAGCTCGCAGAACAAGGCCCAGAACGCCAGCCCGAACGAGGATCCGATGGGACGGTCCTTGCAACCCGACACTCCGTCCAAAGCGGGCGGTGACAGCCAGTAGGTGACCTTCATGTTCGAGCCACAGAAACTCTGGTTGGGTTCACTGTCCAGCTATTTGCGCGTGCTGGATTCCTTCGAGCTGACGCCCGAAGTCATGAAAGCCTTGCGTGAGACGGAAAATGAAAAGCCAGATATTTTTGATTCAGGCTTTCAAATTCTAAACGGCACGGCAATTCTAGAAGTCAACGGGCCGTTGGTTCCGACCACTTCTTTCTTTTCCAAGCTGTTCGGCCTGACCGGGTACGACGAGCTGCGCACCAACCTTTACGCGGCGGCCACCCACCCGGACGTAAAATCCGTGCTGCTCAACATGGACAGCCCTGGCGGGGCGGTCACCGGGGTGAAGGAAACCGCCGACGCCATTCGTAAAGTCGGGCAGATCAAGCCGGTTTCTGCGCACACTTCCGGCATGATGATGAGCGGGGCGTACTGGCTCGGCTCTGCAGCCCAGCAGATCACCGCGTCCGAGCTGGCAAGTGTTGGCTCGATCGGCGTGATTCTGGTTCACGAGGAAATTTCCAAGCTGCTGGAGAATGAAGGGGTAAAAGTGACGGTATTTCGGCAGGGCAAATACAAAGCTCTGGGCTCGCCTGTTGAGCCGCTTTCCGATGCGGCAAAAGCTCACATCGAAAGCAGGATGAAAACCGTCTATGATGTGTTTGTTCGCGATGTGGCGGCCGGTCGCGGTAAGCCGGCAGATTACATCGCGGCAAATGCGGCGGAAGGGAAAGAGTTCTGGGGTTTTGAGGGCGTGTCGGTTGGGCTGGTGGATCAGGTGGCGTCGTTGGAAGAGTCGCTTCATATTCTTCAGTCCAATAATCACGGTACATCAGTAAGTGTTTTTGTGAAACCAAGCGAGGCAACAGCAATGCGTAACAACCCTGCGCTGACACCAGAGCAGGCTGTCGCTGCGCTGGGCGCCGGGGGCGACCCTGCCGAACTCGCTGGTGTCATCGCAGCGGCTGAGCCGTCGGATGCTACGGATACTGCGGAACCCGCAGCGCCTGAGCCGACTCCGCCTGCGGACGACACCAGTGTTTCGGTGGCCCCCGTTGTTCCAACGTCTGCGGCGGTAGAGGATGCGGTTCTGACGATGCTCAAGTCCGAGGTCAAGGATCTGCGGGCCGAGGCTCTTTCTGCCCAGGTGGAGATCCACAGCCTGAAGGCTCAGGTTGAGCACCAGGACGCGATGATCAGCAGCTTGAAGGACGTGGCCGTGGTCACGGTCAGCAGGCTGCAGGTCGCGCTTGGGATGTCGGCGATGGATGCAACGAAGTTGGATGTGACCGCTCTGGTCGAGCTGCATGCCTCGCTGCAGTCCGAGTTCCAGAAGCGGTTCAAGGTTGGCGCACAGGCCAAGGTTCCGGTGGACGGGGAGCGGGCTCCAAAGCCTGCGGTGGAGCCCCAGACCCGTGTCCAGCGTGCGCGTCTCGAAGCAGTTAAGTAAGGAGGTCTTTTTCAATGCCTACTTTTGCATTTACTGAGCTGGTTCACGACCCCCTTGCGCGGATCGAGTCGGCTGCGCTGGGAGCGAGCACTTCTACGCCTTTGACCGATAAGGACAAGGGCAAGTGCGTGAAGATGGGTACCGCGCAGAACTACATTGTCTGCACGGGTGGAAACGAGATCGAGGGTTTTCTGAACTCGGTTGAGCCGTGGACGGTGAATGGTGGCTACGGGTTCGGCTCTGTGCTGCGCTCGGGGCGAGTGTCGGCGGTGGTCGGCGCCAACCAAGGTGCTACGGCGATGGCCGTTGGTGACTTGGTTGTGGCGGACACGCAGGCTGCGGTTGGCACGGCTGGCGCGGCGGCGGTCAAGACCGGAACTCCGGCGACCTACAAGTGGCGGTGCATTCGGATCGTCTCCGGCACAGGTGTGGCCGGTGACGCCGTTCTTCTGGAGCGCATCTAACTGCGGCGCAGGTGAGAGGAAATACGACGATGCCCAAGTACAGCTTTATTGACCGCTCCGGTCACAACCAGGAGGTCGAGCTGGACGTGACGGCATACCGCGCTGCTGCGGATGCCGGGATGTCACTCAGCGAGTTCCTCGAAGTTCAGTACCCTAGCCACCCTGACCATGGCAGCACGTTCGAGCAGTTCATGCTGTCGTCTGGTCTGTTTCTGAAGCAGAAGGGCTACGGTATCAGCCCACCGACGCTGAAGCAGGTGCTGGAAGGCGGGCCGATTGCGTCCCAGCTGAACGTCGGCTCCATCACCCGTCAGGACCAGCCGGGCACGACTCCGTCGGGCCGCCTGCTGTTCCCAGAGGTCGTGCTGCAGGCGATTGCCTCCGCGCTGACTGAAGATCAGGGTGACTTCCTGAGTGGCTACCAGAACCTGATTGCCGTCACTCAGAACGTGCCCAACGAGGTTGTCCAGCAGCCCCGCATCAATGCGACGGCCCCTGAGGGCAGCCGCGCGATGCCTATCGGTCAGCTCACTGAGCCGGCCTCGATGGTCAGCATCACCGTGTCGGATACGGTTCGCCGGATCCCCACCCGCTCGATCGGTCTGCAGGTGTCCGATCAGGCGCTGGCCATCACCACCCTGGATCTGGTCAGCCTCATCATGACGGCTCAGGCTCGCGGCGAGCGCATTGCGCTGGTCGAGGAGCAGCTGGCCGACATGATCAACGGCGATGCGGATGCCGGTGAGTCGGCGCTTAGCTCGGTGACTGCAGCGAGCTTTGACTCGTCCATCATCGCCGCCAGCACGATCACGCAGAAGGCGTGGGTGAAGTATCTGCGGGCCAACTACCGCAAGATGACGATCTCCAACATCATCTGTGACATCGACACTGCGCTGTTGATCGAGGGTCGGACGGGTAAGCCCACCGTGGCAAATGACAACCCGACCAGCCCGAGGATCGATTCGCTGTTCACGATCGAGAACCTTGGTCTGCCGGCACCGCGCGTGCTGCTGGTGTCCACCAGCGTGGCTGGCGCCAACACGATCATCGGTCTGGACCGGCGTTACGCCATCCGGCGCCTGGTGAACGTGAACGCGTCCTACAGCGCGATCGAGCAGTACGTCATGCGTCGTGCCACCAGCTTCCGTATCGACTACGGCGAGATGGCGCACAAGCTGTACACCGAGGCGTGGAGCAAGATGACCCTGACGGTGTAAGGGTCTGGAGCGGGAACGTAGCCCTGCCGGGTGACCGGCAGGGCTGCTGACCAAGAGAGGCGAGCATGGCAGACGAACCCATCAAGCGTGGACCGGGGCGGCCGAGGAAGAATCCGGAAGCGGCGGCGGCTCTGGATGCGCTGATTGCTGAGGAGCCCGTGAAAATGGCTGAGCCCGTGACTGCGGTGGCGTCTGCGGTGGCGACGGTCGTCAAACCGGTGCCTTCGGTCAAGGTGAGGGCGGTCTACCGCCCGATGTGGCATCCTTACCAGCAGGTGCGTATTCCGTACACGCATTTTATTACCTTGCCTATTGATAATTGGTTGGAAGTCCAGATTAACGCAAACGTTTTGACTACGGAACCCTGATGGCTAGCGAGCTTACTGAATATACGGATACCGACGCCGTGCGCGGTGCGCTGGCGTTGGATGCCGACGAGATCCCTGATGAGATGTTGGTCAACCAAGGTCTGGAGCAGGCGCTGCTGGCAGACCTCGATGACTGGCTGCCGACCCACGCAGACATCTGGGAAGACGGCTTTGCGAACGACGCGGAAGCGGTAGAGATCCAGCGTCAACGGTTTCTGCAGCTGTACTCCATGTGGTACTGCGCCGCCCGCTTGGCGGAGACCTATCCGTCCTGGCCGCAGCAGATGACTGACGGCAAGATGGAGATCCGGCGCTTTCAGAATCTGGACTTTGAGAAGATGATCGAGCGGGCGCGCGGCTACGCGGAGAAGTACAAGCGCGCCATGCAGATCACGTTTGGCGAAGCAACTTCTGCTGTTTCCAGCACCGTCAAGATTTTCGGTGCAGCACGCGCTGATTACGACCCGGTGCTCGGTGGCGCTGACACCCGGTGAAACTACAGCGCGTTTCCAAATATTTTGGCAACGTGGCTCTGGCGGGCTGGGATCACGCTCAGTCCAAGTGGGTCGAAGACATTTCGCGCGGCGGTCTGCACGTTTACGATCGGTTTATTTCCGCCAGGTCTTTTGGCCAGAAAAAACGTATTTTTATAATTCACAAGGACTTGGCTTTT